GCAAGCGGGGTTGAGGCACTAGAAAGTTGAGATATTTTCTTGTCTGCCATGATGACCTCGTTACGCGTACATTACTTCAATTTTTGAAGTAAACGGCGGCGCTTCAGAAAACGTAAGTATGTTGTTCGCAACGGCGTACGTGTTTTTCTGCTGGTACACGCCGTTGATATAGATGTTTGTGGCTATTTCAGTAACCTGTACAGGCAGAGTGTACGCAACTTGGGAACCCGTGCCCGTAAAGTTTGCGGTATTAACCGGAACAAGGTTTTGCAACGCAACTTGCTTGGTTACGTTGTTTTGAACGATTGCCGTTAGTTCAGTGTAGGACAGCGGCGTCGTTGCAACCGGAAGTTCTGAAATTTTAACAATAGACATGTTTGTTACTCCAGCAGCAATTGGCCGCCGTCCTCCTGAACCAAGTTGTCACCCGCTTCAGTCAGCAAGTTGCCAACCGAAGCTCCGCTGTCGCGCGTGCCTGAAAACAACGTTGCGACGGCTCCAAGGCCAATCGCTACGCCGTTTCGCAGTGCAACACCCCAACTCATCGGATGTTAATAGGCTTGGCGTACACGTCGCCGCTATCCGCTACACGGATTGCACTTACTNGCCAAGGCGCGCCAGTGCCCTGCGGCACAATGAACGGAATCGGCGTAAACGCCGGAATCGGGGTGCTGGAGGTTGTNGCGGTGACGCCCTCACCAACTACAACGTAGGCCGGGGTCGTTGACCAGATGACAACGCCCTGCGGGCCAGACTGCCAAGTCGCCGTGGAGCCAGCGGTGCCCGTGTACGCTACCGTACGACCGGGGTATACGGCATCGGCCATCGGATTAAGAAGTTCCATGTTCTACCCTCACGCTAAGAAGCGCAGTTTATAAATGGTCGTAAGATACAACGTCAGTATCTCATCAATCAAATTTTGTAGAGGAGTATCCTCTTTACTACAAACCGTGTAACGCATTTCCTCAAGCGTCTTCAGCTCGTCCTGCAAAAAGTCGAGCACATTGTTCGTCTTTTTAGCCGACTGTAGCGCAATTGGGCCAATTAGCCCGCGCCGGCCTTGATACGCCTCAGCAAATGCGTCCGATAGCTTAATAACGCCCTCATAAAACTTTTGCAAAGCCTTATGTTTTGCGTAGTTACGGGTGTTTAAATGCGTCGAATGGGCAACATCCCGAGCTAAAAAGATGTGCCCAATAAAGACTTCACAGCTCATTGTGGTGGTGCTCCCATGCCCATTTCAGGCGGCATCGGCGGCGGGGCTTCCATGCCCATCTCAGGCTGCATAGGCGGCGGCGCCCCCATGCCCATCTCAGGCTGCATAGGCATCTCGCGCTCTGCGCTAGGCGACACAAGCTCGCCATTATTCATCATACCGGCCAAAGTGCCCATTATGATGTCCTGAATCTGCTCCTCACTCAAACCGCTTTCAACTGCCTTGATGCGATCGGTCTCAGCGCCATACGCCTTGACCTCGGCTTCAAACTCCTTGATCTGCACCTCGCGGGCTTCCATGGACTGCTGCACGCGCTGAAGCATGCTTTGCATCATCTGCATTTCTTGCCCCATAGCCTCCATTTGCTGCTGGGCAGCCTGGAGCGCCGGATCGTCTTCGTCCGCCATTAGTTTTGGATCAATCGTCTTAGCCAGCCGTTTAGCAATTTCTTGAGCNCCAGGCCAGTCCATGTTCTTNACNAACAAGTCGCCTGCAACTTGCCACAACGCCGGATTGGCTTGCAGAATTTGCCCCATCGCGTCCATGGCTTCCTGACGCTTGGTCGCGTAGGACGGGCCGGTCGTGACCGCAACGTCGTACTTACCGACAGACGGGTTGTAAATCTTCTCGATCACAATGCCCGCATCGTTCGTTACCCGACGGACAGGCTCAGTCTGCATCGGGTTGATCTTAGCCGTCGCGGTTTCTCCGTCAATGCCGATAATTCGCGCAATACGCTGGGTATCGTAAATCTTCGGAATCAAATCAACGAGTTGGCGCGTCCCATAGCGAATAGCCCGAGCTAAGTTATCTACAAAGTGATATGTACCTGTGTCGCCTTGCCGTTCACGCGCCAAAATGGCCCGACCCGTGCGCTCATTGGACCGTATACCGAGGCTGGCATCGTACTGGCCGGTGGCGGCCTTGATGTCGTCGGCAGCGCCCATCTTTGCTTGGATTAAGCCTGTCTGGGCGAGCGGTGGCGGGGCACGTTGTGGCAGCGGCAGGACTGCGCCCTGCCCGTCTGTCACGTCGGGGTTAACTTCTAGGTACGGCCAGTTCGTCGTGTTGGCCGTCTTCCATTGCTGTTCGTAGCCTTCAAATTGGCCGCCGTAGCCAATGAACGGCGCCTTGGGCGCCAAGGCCAACATCTCTGCTTCCTGCGACACCCAGTAGTTGTACATGCGCTGGGCGTCCTTGGCGTTACGCACAAGGCCCGACACGTACATGCGGCCTTCAACTTCAAACTCGTTACCGATCACACGAATAACCGGAATCCATTTGCCAAGCCACTCGCTTTCTTCAAGCATTTCGTAGCCGTTGGTCTTGACCCATTTGACGCGTTTTACGTCNACTTCGCGCTTGCGGATCGGCTGAAGGCCAAGCATTTCTAGNTCTTTCGCTTCAGGCGACCCTTCAAACGCTGTTTGGCTGCCGGCGTACAGATTTAACGTCTCTTTACTGTGTTCTTTGTAGAAATACTCAGCAATTCGGACGGTATCTTGGTTAATCCACTGCGAAAGTGCCTGATCGCCAACACCGCGCTGCAAAACCGACGAAATTGGCTCTGCATCCGGGTACGCACGCTCAAAATCGGCCTTTGGCATGTCTTCGGTAATGAAGCACCACTCCGCATCCGCCCCGCAAGGGTCTTGGATGGTCGGGTCCATGTACACACTGAAGCTATTTCGGATGCGGCCTATGCGAAGGTCTTGATCGAACGTGTTTTCGTCGCAGTATTCCGTCAAAATGCGGAAATACCCTTCGCCATAGGTTACTTGGTTGTCGCACGCGGTGTCGTAGGCAACATCCGCATCCGAAATGTACTCAATGTGACGGACAATTCCGTCAAAAACCTCTGCTACTTCAATGTCGGCCTTGTCATCAACCGGAATAACCTTACCAGCAGGGCGATTCTGACGCTGATCGTTGGTCACTTGCCGCACGTGCTGCGGCAGCTTGTTGATGGTCAGGCACGGACGCGCGTTGACCGTCTGTCCTTGCACTGAGCCGCGCGTTGCCAACACGTCTTGGGGCCACTGCCACTGATTGTCCGGCGATCCTGCCATAAAACGCAGGTCATCCAGCTCGTCTTCTCGGCTGTCAGAGTACGCCGAGAGGGCCATAGTAAGGCGCGAGCGCGCCGTGGCCAGTACATCGGCTGGGTCGCGGGCGGCCTTGCCCCGATTAGTCGGCGTGTTGGCGACGCGAGCGGCGCCCCTAAGCCCTGTAGGGTCTTTTGCCATTATTTGCGCTTCTTACCTTGTGCTTTACGCTTAACCGCATACGCAATCGCCACAGCCTGTTTTGGCGGCTTGCCGGCTTGCATCTCCGCTTTGATGTTCTTGCGGAACGCGCCTTTGCTTGTGGACTTAACGAGCGGCATTAGCGAGCTCTCCCCCGGCTGCGCATCGGCATAGGCGAGGGGCGNAAGTTCGTCGTTGTGCGGATGATGTCCCCAGACACGCGCCGGGGCGGCATCGGCATCCGGGGCTGCTGGGCAGCCGAAGCAGAAGGTTGGGCCAACATTTCGCCAATCGTAGCGCGTTTGGAAACGCCCATAGGGCCGTATCGCATGATTACTTCCTCTTTTTGGCTGTTTTAGCCGATTGACGGAACGCTTTAGCGGTCGGTGCGCCTGCGGCGCCCGGTTTGCGCATCTTCTCACCACTGCCGGCTGCAATGCGAGCCCGCTTAGCGTTAATGTTACTGTATAAGCCTGGTTTAGCCACATTTCCACCTTTTTAGTGACGCTCTTGCTCGTTCGGCTGGCCCCTTGGCATTAGCCACCACACCCTTCATGCGCGCACAGAACGACTTTTTACGCCCTGCGTCCGCCTTAGTCTTGGGACTGGGCGCGGGAGCCTTCAAGTTGCTACCCGTAGCGCGGTTGTACTTGGCCCGGCCCTTGGCCGTCAAGCCCGCGCCCTGAGACACCGACTGCTTCTCCCCACGACCGACCGACAGACTGACCGACTTGCGNGCCATCAGGCTCCCATCCAACTGCTCGCCATGCCGTTGCCACCCTGCTGGGCAACGATTCGTCTTGGTATGTCGCGCGCCTCACGGCTTGCGAGCGGNTAGGCAAAGGTGACGGCGAGCGCATCNGCCGCATCCGGCGACGCTTGACCTCTAGCCTTCATCTCTTTNTTACCTTCCAAGAAGATCGTCCCCGACGAGTTAGGCTTGGTGTGNGGCCCGCACAAGTCCGACTTGAGTAGCCGATCAGGCGGAACGCTCGCCGTGCGTAGCCATTCNCGCATGTCGCCCCACATCTCGGCGCGCTTGTTGCCCCACATCACNGGGTTCTTAGCCTTCCAGCCAAAGTTTACCCCACGAACCTTATACCGCTGCTCTTTCAGCCGGTCAAGTATGCCATAGCCAAGCCCACCCTCGTCAATGACCGTGAGCGCNGGGTTGTACTCCTCNATNGCGTCGATGACGCGCCCGACNGTGACCATAGTGTCCTCGCCCCGGTAGCGCTTGATTGCCACGATGTCGCGCCCCTGCCTTACGACAATGACAGTCGAGTCAGCGCCCCCGCGCGCGGGGTCAACGCCAATTACCCGAGGAGCCGTCGCGTCCTTGTAGCTAGCCCGCGCCACAGCCTCGTCCACCAGGCGAGGACTGATGAACTGGTCGTCGCCATCGGAAGGGAACTCTCCGTAGACCTCGACTTTAGCTTGGCTACTATCTGCTCCATACTCAGCGATGATTTGCTCGTAGACCGCTTTGTCGGTGTCTTCAACTTGACGCGCATCAATGCTTTGCGTTTGCCAGAATTCCCTTTTTGCGTTGAAACACTCATAAAAATACCCCTCGTTGCGTCGCGGGTTACTGAAAGGAAAGCCAGAAACGATTGGGCGTGTTCTCCGTAAAGAACCCCGCCGTCACCGACCAGATGGGGTCCGGTATGCCCGACGCCTCATCGAAGATGACCATCACGCCATCGTAGTTATGCACACCCGCGTACGCGTCAGGGTTCTCCTCGCTCCAGAGCCGCCCTTCCACCGACCAGTACCGCGTGCCTTTCTTCAAGTCGCGCTCGACGATCTCCGCCAGCCACTTAGCCGGCATGACGCGCGTCGCACTGACCTCAAACCAATGACTGTTCATCAGCAGCGCTAGCCACTTAGTCACCTCGGCCCAAGTGACCGAGCGTAGCTGCGCCTCGCTGTTAGCCGACACGATGGTCGTCGAGCCTATGCGGGTCGCCAGCATCCACAGGATGAGCCAGCTAACCAANGCCGACTTACCNATACCGCGCCCCGAGGCGGTGGCCATGCGCAAGACCTCATAACTGGTCGCCGTCTTGTTCTTGGCGATGTGCGCGGCAATGTCCCGCAGCACCTTGCGCTGCCACCGCCTCGGGCCGTCAAAGTGCTCCAACGGAGTGCTCTTCTGCCCCCACGGGAACGCAAACAACACGAACGCCTCGGGGTCGTCCCTCAGAGCAGGCGACCAGAGCCGAGACATCAGCATCTCCTCTTGCTCTGCGCTATATATCGGAAGTTGCATTATTTACGCTCTAATATGCGTACTTTCTTCTCTTCACCGGGAAACACAACAAAGTTGCGCGTTCCATCGCCCTTATTGCCGCGACTGCCTGCATCTAGGTAACGAATACCGGGGATGCCGGCTTGCCGCAAACGTTCTTCGCCAATAGATCCTACTAAATCTTTAATGCTGCTTTTTTCAAGCGGGTCAAAAAGCCCATAACCGCCCGTTTGACGTTTTCTAACTTCAAGTGCGTCTTTAATTGCTTTTTGAACGTTTGGCGACTGTTGATTGAACGGCTTATCGTAATCCAGCATACGGTCAATCATCTCGTCGGGAAGGTCGGCTTTGTAGAGAGAAGAAAGGTTTTGTATTGCTGATTTTGTTTCAGGGCTTAAATCATAATATTCGGGTTCTTTAAGCGCGGCTCTTAATGCTTGATGCGGATAATCAAACCCTAAAAAATCGTCGTTTTGCAGGGCTTGAACAACGCGCAACTCTTGGGCTGAAAGCCCCGCTTCCTTTAACGCCTCCATTGCGTCATCAGGCGAGTCAAATTCACTATAAACTTGAGAAACTTTTTTCTCAAAATTTCTGTAGGGAATTTGCGTTGCATACCCACGAGCAACCTTCGGCGATTCGGCAAGGTAAACCCCACGCCCATACGCCTGCGCTCCCTCGCCTGTACCTATCTTGCTTGCTTCAAACTCCCCTAGCGGGTTTTTCTCCGTGCCGGGAAACTGATGCGGGGTGCCGTGGTACACATCAAGCTCTTGCATCGGCCCACGGCGCAGCGTATTTTTTGGCCCAGGCAACGGAACCATCTCTCCGAGTAACTCACCCAAGCTTTTTGGTCCCGCAGCCGCGCGCTGCCGCAAATCACGCAAGACCTGCATTGCGATTGCAGGGTCTTTATATAACTTTACCAACGCGCCTATCCCCGCACGNATNTCATCAATTGGACGTGAGGTTGCTATATGCCGCGCCGTCCCGTACATCCCACGCAATTGGTTTGTTAACCCTGACCCTAAACCAGATACCAACTGCCGCTGATACGCCGCAGATGCTTCCGGGTCNGATGTCACAGGCCCATACGGTCCCACAAAAGCATTAACAGGCGGGGGAGCTAAACGATTAACCGGCGGCATAAGCGGGAACCTCCTGCTCGTACTTTAACGCGGTGGTCGGTTGGTGCGCTAATGCAGCCGGTGTATCCGACACCATTCGACCCTGTATAACGCGAGATTCCGCTTCTTGCAACGCCGCAATGACGCTGATCTGCTGGGTAACATCAATGCACCTGCTGCTTCGCCACCCAGCCATGCACATGCTGAAGAAGCGAGAGCGCCGCTTTGCTATCGCCATTTCGCGCCGCTTCGCGCAATTGCCCCGCAGCCTCAGCCTCAGCGTCGGCACGTCCTTTAGCCTCCGCCATCTCGGCGAGCTGGTCCATCTGACGTAGCCGGCGGTACTCCGTCGGCAACAGCCCTGCCGCCAGGGCAAGGTTATCACCTTTCAGCCCGAGTGCCGCCGCGTCATAAATGGCTTGTAGCCGCGCCTCAGTGGCATTTAATTGCCGGGGTGCGTGCGGAAGCGATTTGAACATGTTGCAACACTACCGTGCGTGTAAGCAAAAGACAAGCGATGTGCAGGATTGTCCTGCCGGGAGGCCGCGATCCACAACAACCGTGTGGCCTGTGTGCCGGGGCGGAGATTGCCTTATATGGTGGGCCAAAGCCCTTCAGCTACCTCCCGGTCGCTACGTGCGCATCACGTCAGACATCGCCACGCAAGCATAAGGCTTTGGCTTACGGGCTGGTGGTTAAAAAATAAAAAATTTGTGCAACCCCACTGTACCAGGTACAGCCACCGCGCGGGCCGGGCCACCCCCACTAATGCAAGTGATTCTCGTTCGCATCTAGCCTGGGCGTGGCGCGCAGCGTGGCGGGTGGCGTGGGTAACCGGCCATGA